GGCAGCCTGTTTGCCGGGGCAGCCCCGGTAATTGCTGCGATCAGCGGCATTATTGCCGTGGTAAGCATTTTGGGCGACCACTTGGAGGACATACGCGGCATAGTCGTGAATGTGTTTGGTGAAACCGGCGGACAGGTATTTGATGTGTTCACCGGCAAGCTGCAAGGCGTGGCCGACTTTGTGACAGGGCTTTTCAGCGAGGGCGGCGTAGCCGCTGCGCTGGCCCCCCTGCAGAACACGATCACAAACCTGTTTGGTGAGAACGCTGGCGCAGCCTTTGGCGGCGTGGTGACTATCCTGCAATCCATCATGGGTGTGGTTGGGCAAATCGTGACCTTTGCGACGGGCACGGTCAAGCCGATCATACAGGATGTATTTACCTTTATCACGGGTACGGTGCTGCCCATTATTTTGCAGACCTTTACGGCGGCAGCGCCGACGATAGCCAGCATAATTTCCAATATTGGCAGTGCGGTTATGACGGGTATGCAGATCATTGGCAGCGCCATTCAGGCGGCAATGCCGATCATACAGGGCATTATTACCGTGATTATGACCATTGGCAGCGTGGTTGTGCCCGCACTGCTGGCCGGGTTTGAAGCGTTCAGCGCAGGAATCAGCGCAGTTATGAGTGCAATTCAGGGAATCTTCCAAGGCTTGATTACTTTTATTACCGGGGTGTTCTCCGGCAGTTGGAGCCAAGCGTGGGAGGGAATCAAGCAGATTTTCGGTTCTGCTTTCGACGGACTGTTGGCGCTGTGCAAAGCGCCGCTGAACGCCGTTATTGCGATCATCAACAAGGCGATTTCCGGCATTAACGGTTTGGGCCTGACTATCCCGGAATGGGTGCCCATACTTGGCGGCAAGAGCTTTTCCGTCAATATACCCACCCTGCCCATGCTGGCAAGGGGCGGCTTTACGGACGGTGTTTCTATCGCCGGTGAAGCCGGAACCGAGGCGGTAATCAGTTTCCAGCGCGGAGTACGCAGCGACAACATCAACACTTGGACGCAGGCGGGCCGTATGCTGGGGGTAAGCGGAGAGCAGGCCGCCGTGGCGGCAGGTGTACCGTATGCCGACGGCGGCGGTGCGGTGGAGCTGGCGACGCTTGAGGCGACGCAGGGTAACAACGCTGTGGAGCTGCAAGAGATCGACACCGGCAAGCCGCAGCCGGAACAGGACGGCGGCGGAACCCCGGACGGCGGCGGGCAGGTTGTATTTGCACCGCAGATCACCGTGCAGGGCAACGCTGACAGGGCTGTACTGGAAAGCGTTTTGGACGACGCGCAACAGCGGTTTGAACTTTGGTACGAACAAATGATGCGCCGAAAGGCGCGGACGGCCTACTGACAGGAGAAACGATATGGCATACACAACAAAGAGCGGTGACACTTGGGATGTGATTGCAAAGCAGGTGTACGGCAGTGAATACCATGCGGACATTCTGATGGCGGCCAACCCGCAGCAGATCGACACTTTCCTTTTTGAGGCCGGGGTGGTGCTTGCCACCCCGGTTTTGGAGGAGGAGCGCGACGGACTGCTGCCACCGTGGAAGTACGAGGCAAGCTATGAATAACGGCAGACGGGTTGAATTGGATGTAACCTACAACAATGCCCCCTTTGCCGGGCAGGTAGGCGCGGAGATCGAGAGCCTGACCTATGTTGACAATGCCGCCGACGACAGCGACAGCATAGACATTACGCTGGACGCACAGGACAGTAAATGGCTGCACGGCTGGCTGCCGGAGGAGGGCGCGACCCTGCGCCCGCGCATTATCGGGCGGGATTGGAACGGCCCCGGTGACACCCATGTGATGGAGTGCGGGCTATTTATCCTTGACGATGTGGATTACCAAGACGCGCCGACCACTTTACAGGTGGGCGGTGTGAGCAAGCCGAGCGACACCGATTTTAGCGAGTTGGAGCGGGAAACCATTTGGAAGAACACATCCATAAAGCGAATTGGGGAAAGCATTGCCGGGCGGTACGGGCTGGGGTTCACCTATGACGCAGACGATTACGACATAGAGTGCGACGAACAGGACGGCACCGACAGCAGTTACTACAACACCCTTTGCAAAAACTACGGTCTGATCTTAAAAGTGTACGCAAAGCGGCTGTGGGTATATGACCGGGAGCGCTACAAAGGCAAACGAGCCGTGCAGGACTTTGACCGCACGAACATTATACCCGGCAGTTTGAGCTACAACACGACCCTGTCCGGCACCTATACGGGCGGGTATTTTACCTACACCGACGCCGACAAGGACTTGGACATTGTGTGCAGCGTGGGCGGCGGAAACCACACCAAGAATGTGAACCGCCGTGCCACCAGCGTTTTTGACGCAAGCGTACAGCTTTGCGCCGAGATCAACAATGCCAACCACGGCAGGGTGAAGCTGAAATTTTCCGTTATGGGCAACTGGGGCGTGAGCGCCGGAAACAACCTGCGCCTGACCGGGTACGGGGATGGCATGAACGGAGGAATCAACGGCAAATACTTTGTGGACAAGGTGACGCACAAGTACACCAAGAGCGGCGGCTTTGTGACCAGCTTTGAGTGCAGCGGTATTTTTGACCCGTTCCATTACTGGGATGTGGGCGGACATATCGAATACCACCAAAGCGAGGATAGCAGCAGCGAAAGCTACAACAGCGCCTACGAAACCACCAGCCCGGCGGCCAATGCGGCCAGCGCGGCGGCGGGCGCAACGGCGGGCGCGGCGGTGACGCTGACCAAGGCACCGTTCTATTACACAAGCGTTGCCCCGAAGCCGAGCTGCTACAAGAGCGGCACATTCTATTTCTATGACGGTATTTTGGTGAATAACCGATACCGCATTACCAACACCGCCGCAAGGTGCGGCAAGCTGCCCGTGGGCAAGAATGTTACCGGCTGGGTGCCAGCCAGCTATTGCAACGGCGGCGGGATTACGACGAAGTGAGGAGGCGCAGCATTGGCAAGCACCAACAGAACCGGGCGCGTGAGTGCCATTGACTACGAGGCCGGAACTTACGAAGTGACCTACTTTGACCGGGGCAAGAGCGTGACACGGCAGATAAACGCCATGAGCAACGGCGAATACAAAATGCCCTGCGTGGGGCAGGTCGTGAGCGTTGCCCACAACAGCAACGGCACGGCGGCGGGCACCACCACCGGCACAGTTTGGAACAAAACCAACAAACCGGCGGAGGGGTACAAGGGCCTGTACCGCAAGGAATACGGCACCAGCCGCAAGGGGCAGGCGTACAGCCGGTACGACGAGAACACAGGCGTGTACACGCAGTATGTGGACAAGCGCACCGGGCGCACCTGCAACGGTGAAATTTTCGACGAGGCAAAAGGCCCGGTAAGCGTGATTGCGGGCGGGCAGTTGCAGCTAAAAAGCAGCGGTGCCAGCGCCAGCATACAGGCCAAAACGGGCATGGGCATTGTGGCCGGAACCACCGTAGCCATTGAAGCGGGCACCTTTATGAGCTTGGAGGCCACCGGCGCTATGAGCATATCGGCGGGCGGCGACTTCAAGTTTAATATTGGCGGCGACAGCGAGGAAAAGCGCAAGGGCACCACCAAGCAAGAATACCTTGACAATGTGGAACAGGAAGTGACCGGGGATGTAAAGCAGACCTTGACGGGCAACTTGGAACAAACCGTGACCGGGGATGTGTTGCAGACCATAACGGGCACCGTGACCCGCAATGTGACCGGGGATGTGACCCTTAACATAAACGGGGCCAGCATTACGATCAGCGCGGGCGGCGACATAAGCATTACCAGCCCGACCAAGGTTGAAGTTAGTGCGCCGATCTTGAACGCCGAGGGTGCCAGCGGTGATGTGAAAGTGCAGAGTATCAGCCTTGTACAGCACAAGCACACCAGCGCCGCACCTGGCAGCGAGAGCAGCCAGCCGTTACCGTAAGGAGGTGCCAGATGGCAATAGGCAGTTTTATGGGCCGCGTGTTCACCGTGAGCCACACAAAGATTTTTACCCCAAGCAACCTGAAAGGCAGCACGGGGAGCGACTGGGCAACACATGAAGTCGTGGGCGGCAAGGCCCGCAGTGAGTGGGTAGGCCCGAAACTGAAAAGCTATACATTCGACCTTTTACTGCGGGCGCAGGACGGTGTGCCTCCGCGCAGTACGCTTGATTATTTCCAGCGTATGGCGGAGAGCAGCGCCGTGGACTGGTTTGTGGTGGGCGGGGTTCCACTTTCGCCCTACCCGTTCAAGATCACGGACATAAGCGAAACATGGGACGCCGTGCTGCAAGGCGGTGTGCTGGTGGAATGTAAAGTGAGCCTGACCATTGAAGAATACCTGTAAGGAGGGCTGGGTGTGATTTTGGCAGACAGCCCGGTTATTGAGATTGCCGCCGGTACGGTGAACGACAGCACGGCGCAGGAGGTTTACCGCAACCTGCAAGTGCTGTATGGCACCCACACCGGGGAACAGGCTTTAGACCGGGATTTTGGCATTGACATAAGCACAACCGACTACCCGCAGGAGAGCGCCCAAGCGCTGCTTGCGGCGGAGTATGTGCGCAAAACCAAGATGTATGAGCCGAGGGCGCGGGTGGTGCGCGTTGAATGGACGGACAGCAAAGCTCACGACGGCAACATGACCCCAAAGGTGGTGATTGATCTTGTCTAATATCAGTGAACTGGCGAATGTGCCACAGATCAGTTTTATTGAAAACATGACCCTGCAGGAAACCGAGGAGCAGTTAAAGGCCGAGTACGCCCGGATTTACCGGGAGCAGACCGGCAAGGAACTGGTGCTTGGGGAGGCTGACGCCAAGACCCTGCTGCTGAAAGCGTTTGCCCTGATCGAATATCAAACCATGCAGTACGCAGACATTAAGGGACAGGCAGAGCTTTTGAAAACCAGCACCGGCGAGGCACTGGACGCGCTGGTGGCGCTGCTGGGTCTGACACGGCAGGAAAGCAAAAAGGCAACGGCCAAGGAACGCTTTATGCTGGCAGAGGCACGAGCCGACACCGTGGCGGTGCCCGCCGGTACGCGGGTGAAAACGCAGGGCGGGCGGTATTTTAATACGCTGGACTATGCGGAGATACCGCCCGGCGCAACCTATGTGGACACCATCGTGCAGGCGGAGGAGGCCGGAGCGGAGAGCAGCGGCATACTGGCCGGGGAAATCAACATCCTTGTTGACCCCATCCCGTACATAGCCAGTGTGAGCAATGTGGACGAAAGCACCGGCGGCCTTGATGTGGAGGACGACGACAGCCTGACCGAGAGGACCTATTTGGCACCGAGTCGGTTTAGCTGCGCCGGGCCGCGCGACGCCTACGAATACCATGTGCGGGAATGGCGCAGTGATGTGACGGATGTGCAGATCACCAGCCCGGAGCCGTGTGTGATTGCCATTTACTTTGTGATGGAGGGCGGGCGGCTGCCGAACGCCACGGAGCGGGAGGAGCTGGCCGAGTATATCAGCGGCGAGAACCTGCGCCCGCTGTGCGACAAGGTGGTGTGCGTGGAGCCGGAGGAGGTGCCATACAACATAGCGTTTACCTACTGGATTGGCGACGGCGACCAGCGAAGCGCCGGAACCATACAGGAAAAGGTGACGGCGGCGGTGCAGAGCTACCAAAGCTGGCAGCGGCACCTTGGGCGAGATATTAACCCCACGGAGCTGATCGCCAAAATACGCGAGGCAGGAGCCAAGCGTGTGAAGCTGACCGCCCCGGCGGATATTGTGGTAGGCAGAACGCAACTGCCGAAATGCACCGGGCAGACCGTGACATACGGAGGGCTGGAAGATGATTAAAGACCTGCGGGACGCCCGCCTTGTGGACGCTGTGCCCCGCGTGGTTGCCGGGCAGGACTGGGTGCGGGCGCTTAGCGAGGCAGTGGGTGTGCTGCACGAAAGAACGCTGCGCTATATCGACGACAGCCAAATTTACACAAGCCTTGACACAGCCACAGAACCCGTGCTTGACGCGCTGGCGATCAACTGGAAAGTGGACTGGTACGACACCGGGTACAGCGTAGAGCAAAAGCGTCGCATTATCAAGACGGCCCTGACGGTACGCCGCCTAATGGGCACTGTGGGCGCGGTAAAGCTGCAAGCCGACGCCATTTACCCCGGCACTATGCTGGAAGAATGGTTCGAGTACGGCGGGCAGCCGGGCACTTTCCGCCTGTATATCAATGTGACAGACACAACGGAGGAACACCCGGCCATTATTTACAGCCCGGCGGAAATGGAGCGCCGCCTTATTACCGCGAAACGGTGGAGCGCCCACCTTGAAAGCCTTAGCTACATGGTGCGCCACACGCTGGCTACCGGGTGCAGGGTGGACAAGTGGGCATACACCGTGCCGGAGTGCGGCACGATCTACTGCGGCGTGTGGTGGATGCCTGCCACTTTGGGTTATACGGCACACCATGCGCTGTTGACAGGCGGCCAGCCGGGAGCGTTTGCTGTAAGCCCGGAGTTTACCGGCACACTGCCCGTTCCGGCGACGGTGGGCTATTCAGTTTGCGGGGCGCTGCGGAGCGGTGGAGCTGCAACCGGCTACACCGCAAGCCCTGAATTTGCAGGCACATTGCCGGAGGAGGCACAGCATGGAAACTGAAAAGGCTAACGGCCAGTACGGAAAGCAAAACCCGCTGTTTATGTACCAAGGAACGGCGGGCTATTCTATCCGTGCAGAGCTGCACGGGAGCAAGGGCGGCGTGGAGGCCGCCGAAGCATTTACAGCCGTACCGTCCGCCAGCGGGCAAGACCGCTGCGGTACGATGCCATAAACAACCGGGAAAGGAGGAAAACCGAACATGGCGTTTTTTACCGACAAATTTCTGAATGACCGACGGGAAGAACTGCTGCGCAGCGTTGACAGGTTCCAATACCAGTTGAACGGCAGGGCATGGCAGACCGGCACCGTGAACAGCAAGGAAATCATCGGCACGAATGTGGTCGTGTTTGTGAATGTACCAAATTTTGGGCAGGCCGACACGATCACGGGCGTAAGGGTGTACGACATCAACGGCGCACTGGCCGGACAGCAGAGTATCAGCCTGAAACGCACCAGCCTGAATGTGGCGCTGCTGCGCTTTACATTCCCGCTGATCGAAACCGAGGAGTAAAAGAGAGGAGGACAAACCCATGGCTTATGACCGCAGTTATTGGAAAGACCATGTAACTGACCAGAGCGGCGAGGTTATCCAGCAGGGAACCTTGCTTGACCAGCAGCATTTTAACAATATGGAGCTGGGCATTTCCGACATGACCCTTGCCGGGGCAATTATGCAGTTTAAGGCGGTGCAGGACGGTTATAACTACGCCGACGAGATGCACACGGCCACGCTGGCGCAGACCGGCAGCAAGTGGCCGCTTAACAACACGCCCACCACCATTGCCCTTGCGCAGCTGCGCGAAAGCACCAATTACGGCGTGGAGGTAACAGTGCTGGCGTACAGCGGCGGCAGGCTGGGCAATATCCGGGTGACTGACCGTGCCCGCAACGGCTTTAAGCTGGTGCATGACGGCAGCGCCACCACCGTGAAAGTGCAGATCAGAGTGATGGGCGGCATGACCGACCCGGCACCAACCGAGTAACAGGAGGATAAGAGCATGAAAATCATTGAGAAAAACGAGGGCAAGAAGATCAACTACAACCTGACCGGCACAAAGCTGGACTTTGCGGACGGTGCGCTGACCCTTGACCTTGCCCGCTACCAGCAGGACGACCCCGTGACCCGCGACATTATGGTGGACAGCGAGGGCTATTTGACCACCGGGCGCGGCCTGTACTACGCGGCACAGGTGGAAATCCCCGCGCGGAAGTACACCGAAACCGTGACCACGGCACAGGAAACCGACGCGCAGGCCGAGAACGGTGAGAACACCGAGGGCATGAGCCGTGAAACCGTGACCAGAACCCCGGAGCCGCTGGACACCGAGGATGTGACCCTGTACCTGTTTGCCATTGATGGCATTATGATTCACTGATAAAGGAGGATGAACCTATGGCTAATTTTGATATGGCTGAACTGGCCCTGAAAAGCGTTTGCCCCAACAACGCCATGAAGTACGACGACAAGGAAATGCCGAGCATTATGGTGTTCATTCCGAAATTCCGCCTGTGTGATGTGCTTTCTACCGCCGACACCAGCGTACACCCCGCGTTCAGGGTGAACGGCGTGGAGATCGACGGCTTTTGGGTGGGCAAGTATCAGACCAGCCACTACAACGGCAGAGCGTACAGCCTGCCCGGCGAGAACCCGGCCAACACGGCGGGCTTTGATACCTTTGTGAGCTACAACCGCGCCAAGGGCGGCAAGTTCCATGAGATCACCTGCGCGGAGTGGGCAGCCATTGCCCTGTGGTGCCACAAGGCGGGCAAGGAACCCTACGGCAACAACAACTACGGCAAGGACACCCGCGAAAGCCTGTACCGCGCAATCCCCACCAGCAAGGACAACGACAAGACCGGGCGCGTTGCCACCGGCACCGGCCCTGTTACTTGGAGCCATGACGGCACCTTGGAGGGTATTTGGGATTTGAACGGCAATGTGTGGGAGTGGTGCGCCGGACTGCGCCTTGTGAAAGGTGAGGTACAGGTGATTGCCGACAACAATGCCGCCGCGCCCACTTGTGACATGAGCGCCAGCAGCGCTGCATGGAAAGCTATTTCCGCCGCCACCGGTGAGCTGGTGGCCCCGGACGGCAACGGTACCACGCAGGGCACCGTGAAGCTGGACTTTATCAGCGGCAAATGGATTTACAGCACCACTATTGCCCACACCACCGGCGCGAACGGTTGCAGCTTTAAGGATGTTACCTGCGACAGCAGCATTGGCGCTGCGGCCAAGTTGCTGCTTCAGGCGCTTGCCATGCTGCCCGACGCGGCGCTGACGGGTGACGGCATTGACGCTACCTACGGCGGCGACTATTTCTACATCAACAACGCCGAGGCCGAGCGGTGCCTGATTCGCGGTGGCAACTGGGGCGATGGCGGCAGCGCCGGGGTGTTCAATTCCAGCCTGGGCAACCCGCGCTCTAGTGCCCGCGGCTACGTCGGGGGCCGTTCCGCTTTTTACGAGTAACTGTACACTGCGCCCTGAAACACTGACCGCCAAGCGATAGCGCGGCGGACAACAGGACAAGCCCACGCACAGCAACGGGAACAACACCCCGCGCTGTGCGCGGGCAAATTTTTTAGGGCTTTTTGGCAGGCGCAATGCGCCGGGTGGGTTTGGGGAAATTTTGGAGGAGGTGAACGAGCTATGCAGAGCGAAATGCCCGCGCCGGGCAGCTATGAACCGTTCCGCTTGAAAGAGAAAATTGGGGAAATGATGAAGTACGGCAGACCACTTACCAAGAATTTTAGCCGGAAAGATCGTGACCTTGCGGATGATATGCGGGTTTCTATGCTGAAAATGTACCATTTGGCCGTTGAGCTGGAAAAGAAATACTACCGAAAGACTACCGCGCAGGAGCTTGATGTGGAACTGGAATGGCTGCGCAATCTGGTGAGGATGGCGGCAGACAAAGACCTTTGCGGTGCGAAGTTTGCCCCGCCGCTGTCCATGCACCAGTACGAAACATGGGCAAGGTACAATACGGAAATCGGCTGCTTGCTGGGCAAGTATATTGCCAGCGTGAAAAAGTAGCTGTTTTTCTTTGGGAACGGGCCATTTACGGTGCCTGATTCGCGGTGGCAACTGGAACAATGGCGGCAACGCCGGGGTGTTCAATTCCAACCTGAACAACCCGCGCTCCAATGCCAACGGCAACATCGGGGGCCGTTCCGCTTTTCGTCTGTTAAATGCCAATTTAGGGCGGTGGTTCTGCGCCGCAAGGGGGCTGTGGCCTACGGGGTACAGCAGGGAGTGCAGACTAAAAGGGGCCTGTTTCCGTTCCCGCTTAGACAGGGCGGGAAAAAATTTGTATTGCCGTGGAGGCGGAAACGCCACACACGGCTTGGAGAGATCATTGGATGAAACACTGTCAGCAGGAAATGACGGTGATTCAAAACGCTTGGCCGGTGGTGTGCAATTTTGGTTGGCTGATTGAGGCTGACAGGAACGCCCGCAAGGGCAAGCGATACCGCGCCGAGGTTTTGAATTTTACCGCGCGGCTTGAAGATAACCTGTTCGCCATACAGCAAGGTATGATGAACGGCAGCTATGTGCTGGGGCCATACCGCAAGCTGTGGGTGTATGTGCCCAAGAAGCGGTTGGTGATGGCGCTGGACTACCCGGACAGAATTGTGCAATGGAGCCTGTACCTGTATTTGAATCCGATCTATGACAGGCTTTTTATTGAGGATTCCTACGCTTGCCGAAAGGGCAAGGGCAGCCATAAGGCCGCAAAGCGCCTGCAATACTGGATGTGCCAAGTGCAGCGCAAGCCGGGGCCGGGCTGGTACTGCCTGAAACTGGACATAAGCAAATACTTTTACCGGGTGAACCACGAAAAGCTGCTGGCGATCTTGGAGCGGCGGGTGAAAGACCCCGCCATGATGGCGTTTATACGGGGCGTGGTGAACAGCAGAGCAGAGCCGTTCGGCCTGCCGCGCTGGCGGACACCGCAGGACACGCCGCCGGAAGAATGGATGCACGAGGTGGGTATGCCGATAGGCAACCTGACGAGCCAGCTATTTGCGAACATCTACTTAAACGAGCTTGACCAGTATTGCAAGCACAGGCTGAAAATTCATTACTATATCCGCTACATGGACGATGTAATCATCTTGGGGCAGGACAAGGAAACCTTGCACCGCTGGAAAGCGGCGGTGGAAACTTTCTTGCGGGAGGAGCTGGCGCTTGATTTGAACAGCAAGACCAGCATACGCCCGGTGCGCCAAGGGGTTGAATTTGTTGGTGTGCGGATATGGCCCACCCACATGAAGCTGCGGAAAAGCACCGTGCGCCGCATAAAGCGGGAGGTGCGCAAGATCAGTGCTTTGTATGCTGCTGGCGATATGACACGGCAGGACTTTTACCGGCGCATTGCCAGCATTAGGGGGCTGCTAAAGCACACGGAGAGCGCAAGCCTGCGGTGGCGGCTGAACGAGATTTACCGGGCGGAACTGGAAAAGGCCAAACAAAAACAACTGCGAGAGGAGGCACAGCATGAGCCATTTGCAGATCATAGCGGAGCTGGAAACGGTGACGGAAATGCAGGCACGGATTATCAAGATCATGGCAACCCGGCTTGCAGAGCTGGGTGACACTGTGACCGGGCGTGACGAGATTGCGCAGGCAGACAAGGCATACCGCGACGCCATAGGAGGCGACGAGTGGCCGGACTGGGCAGAACAAGGAGGAGAGGACGATGGAGAACCCTATCACACGGGCGGAGCATGAGGAGTTCCGCCGCCGCTTGGAGGAGGAGAACAAGCGGCAGGACACACGCATTGGCATTTTGGAGGACAGTGTGCGTCAGATCGGCGCGTTGGCAACCAGCGTGGAAAAGCTGGCCGTGAGTATGCAAAGTATGCTGAAAGAGCAGGAAAAGCAGGGCAAACGGCTGGAAGCGTTGGAGGGCCGCGACGGCGAGAAGTGGCGCAAGGTCATGGGCTACATTGCCACGGCGATTGTGGGCATTGTGCTTGGCTACCTGTTTAAGCGGATCGGTATGTGAGGGGGCGCGGGAATGTGAAGAATAGCGTTGAAAGTGTTGAAAACGCCGCAGAGAAAACGGAACGCCGGAACATCAAGGTTATGGACTTGATCTTGGTGATCGTCGGCGTTTCTCTGCTGGTGTTCACCATTGTTATGATTCAACTTTTCAAGGTATACGGCACGGTGCCGGACACCTTGATTACCTGCGTTTTTGCTACCCTTGGCGGCGAGTGCGGCATTATGGGCTGGATTAAGACCACCAAAGACCGCAACCGAGAACGGAAGTGGGAACAGGAGGACAAGCAGGAGGCAAAGGCCGAGGCGGCAGAGGTGCCGCCCGGCGATATGCCCGGCGCATAATGCGTAAACAGAAAACCACGGAGAGCTGCGGGTGCGGCCCTCTCTCTTTTTCGGAGGAAACCGTATGGAACAAAGAAAATTTCTCGCAATGGTGGGGCCGCTGGCACAGGCCGATATGCAGAAAAGCGGAATCCTTGCCAGCCTGACCATTGCGCAGGCAATCTTGGAAAGCGGCTGGGGTGCATCGGAGCTTGCCACCAAGGCCAACGCCCTGTTTGGCATTAAGGCTGACGCGCGGTGGAGCGGGAAAGCGTACAGCAAGGACACCAAGGAGTGTTACGACGGCGCAACCTACACCACCATTACCGCGCTGTTCCGTGCCTATGACAGTTGGGCAGAAAGCGTTGCCGACCATAGCGCGTTTTTGTTGGCGAACAAGCGGTATGCGGCAGTGGTTGGCGAGCGCGACTACAAGGTGGCCTGCAAAGCAATCAAGGCGGCGGGCTATGCCACCGACCCCGGCTACCCGCAAAAGCTGATTGGGTTGATTGAGAAATACGGCTTGACCGTGTACGACGGCAAGGCGGAACAGGAGGACAAAACGAGTATGAATATCAGCATTACCAAGAAAACCAGTACCCACAACACCACGGCGGCAGCAGGCCGCGCAATCCGGTACATCGTTGTGCATTACACCGCCGGTGTGACCTCTAAGCCGGGCAGTGCAGCGGGCACGGCCTCTTACTTTGGCAGCACCTCTAAGCAGGTTTCGGCGGACTTTATCGTGGACGACGGCGGCGCGGTGCAGTACAACGGCGACATTCGCAACCGCTACACTTGGCACTGCGGCGGCGGAAAGTACAATACCAAGGGCGGTGCTTACTACGGCAAGGCCACGAACCGCAACACCATTGGCATTGAGGTATGCTCTACCAATGACACCAGCAAAATGACTGTTGCCAACGACAGCCATTGGCGCTTTACCGACAAGGTTGTGAGCAATCTTGTGGAACTGGTGAAGTACCTGATGGCGGAATACGGTATTGACGCCGCCCATGTTATCCGCCACTATGATGTGAACGGCAAGCCGTGCCCCGGTATCATCGGCTGGAACGAGGACACCGGCAGCGCCGCCAAGTGGGCCGCGTTCAAAGCCCGCCTTGGTGCAGCTACCACCGGCGGGCAGACCGGCGGCAGCACGAACACCGGCACCGCCACGGGCAACACTGCGCTGACATACAAGGTGGGCGACATTGTGCAGTTTGCGGGCGGCAAGCACTACGCCAACTCGCAGGCTACCAGCGGCACAACCGTGAAGCCCGGCCAGGCCAAGGTGACGGCAGTTGCCCCGGCGGGCAAGCACCCGTACCACATTGTACACACGGACAGTGCCAGCACCGTGTATGGCTGGGTGGACGCGGCGGCCATTACCGGCAAAGCAAGCGCTACCCCGGCGGCCAAGACATACACCGTGAAAGCGGGCGACAGCCTGTGGCGCATTGCTGCGCAGCAGCTTGGCAATGGTGCCCGCTACAAGGAGATCAAGACCATGAACGGGTTGAAAAATAACACCATCCACGCCGGGCAGGTTTTGAAGCTGCCCAACTGACCGACTATATATAGGAGGAAAAGATCATGAATGAAGTTGTGACCATCGTTGTGAACAATCTGCTGGAAATCGTGTTTGCGGTGCTGGGTGCGTCCTTTACCGCGCTGGTTATCCCGTGGCTGAAAGACACCGGCCTGCCTTGGCTGAAAGAAAAGCGCCTGTACTCCATCGTGAAGAAGTTCGTGGAGGCCGCCGAGAAGCAGGCCGAGGCGGGCACCATTGACAAGGCGACCAAGAAACGCTTTGTCGTGGAGCTGTTGGAGGCAAACGGCATTACTGTTACCCCGGAGATCAACGCCTTTATTGAGGCGGCGGTGAAAGAACTTGATCTTGCCGAGAAAAACGCCATTGGGGAGATCGGAAAAATTTTTTCTGACGCCGAGCAGACCCCGCAGAACTAA